CATCGCGCGTCCATCGCTTTCTTGAGCGTTTGCGGAATGATGGCAAAATCGAAACGCTCGCAGAACGCGGAGCGACAATCATAACTATTTGCGGCTACGGGGAAAATCAGCCTCAGCAGAACACCAACGAAACGCAGAACGGAACGCCGGCAGAACGCTCGCAGAACGAACTAGAAGAACTTAGATATAACTTAGAGAATAATAATATAGGAGCGCCGGAAGACGGCGCGGAAGGAAAGGTTGTTGGCCTTTACGTTTTCAAAGGCCAGACAATCCGGCTCAAGGCGGATCAATTCAACCGGTGGCGCGAGGCTTACCCGCTGATCGAATTGCGGGACGAACTAGCGCTTGCCGACGACTATTACAGCACCAATCCGCCCAAGGACGGGAAGTGGTTTTTCCCAGTCTCCCAGTGGCTCAAACGGGCAAACGACAGGGCCAGGGAGTACCGGCGCAAGGAATCATTTGCGCGGGGCGACTCATGGTGACCGACGAGCTTTTCAAGATCGGTATTCGCGTCAAGGGCAGTGGTGAACAGCGCACGATCTGCCCGCAGTGCAGTCACCTTCGGCGCAAGAAAACGGACAGATGCCTCGCGGTGAACATCGATGCGGACGGAGCAAGGTACAACTGTTGGCACTGCGGATTCCACGGCGCTGTTTTCGCGGGGGGTCGAGTGGGTTCAGCGCGAAAGGAAAATCAGCCGGGAGACTTTGGGGCTTCTCGGCGTCGGCTGCGGTACGGCGTTTTTTCCGGGGCTGGGGCGTAAATCGGATGCGTTCTCATTTCGCTATCCAGAAGGCAGGAAGTGGCGGGCGTTTCCCGAAAAGGACTTCGTTGCCGACAAGGGTTTCAAACTCTCGTTCTGGAACATCGAGCGGGTTCTTCAGGCAAAGCCAAGCGAGGTCTACATCGCTGAGGGTGAGTTGGACGCTTGTGCTCTTGTGGAGGCCGGCATTCCTGCTGATCGCGTGCTGTCTGTTCCAAACGGCGCGAAGGAGCGGCCGGCGGAAGATCCAAACGATCAGCGCGGCTATGACTACGTTCGCGAGGCGCTGCAGGCCGGGTTGTCGGCGGTCAGAAAGTTCATTTGGTGCGGCGATGGAGACGGGCCCGGGCGGGCGCTTCGTGCGGACATGGTTCGCATCCTGGGCGCGGCGCGGTTCTGGTTTGTCGAATGGCCGGAGGGCTGCAAGGACGCCAACGATCTTCTCAAATTCGACGGGGCGCAGGCTCTCCATGATCTCGTTACCGAGGGTGCGCAGCAATGGCCGGTGGAGGGGCTATACCGGCTTTACGATTTGCCAGAACCAGCGCCGCTCACGATCTGGCGCCCTGGGTTCGATGAATGGGAAAGCAAGCTCTTGCTTGCCCCAAGAACCCTTAGCGTCGTCACGGGCCATCCCGGGCACGGCAAGACGCAGCTCTGGCAGCAAATCTGGTTCAACGTGGTCAGGGCTTATGGTGTGCCGGCCTGCATCGCGTCATTTGAGACGCGGGCAAAGCCGCACATCAGGCGACAACTGCGCACGCTATTGCTTGGCAAGCTAGAGAAGGACATGGCCCCGGAGGAAACCAGAACGGCGGATGGGTGGATCAACGAACGATACCTGTTCGTCGTCCATCCCGATCAGCGCCCGACGTTGGAGTGGTTTCTGGACATGGCGGAGGTAGCCGTGGTGCGACATGGGGCGAGGATCATCCAGGTTGACCCGTGGAATCGCTTGGAGGCATCGAGAGCAAGGGATGAAACGGAAACAGAGTACATCGGCCGCTGTCTCAGGACGTTGCATGTGTTCGCCCATGACATGAATTGTCACGTTCAGGTTTTGGCGCACCCCGCGAAGATGGACAGCAAGTCGAGGGGTGCCCCGCCCACACTTGAAGACATTTCCGGCTCGAAGAACTGGGACAACATGGTTGATCAGGGCTTCGTTGTTCACCGGCCGGCGGTCTTCGAGGACGGGCAGCGCAAGACGGAAGCGGAGCTATATCACCGCAAGGCGCGGTTTGAAGAGCTTGGCTACCCCTGCAAGCTGAAAATGGATTTTGACCTGAAGTCCGGGAAATACAGATCGGCGGACTATGAGGTTGGCTATTGATGAATCACATCACCCGCGCTTCTCAAGTCGTATCCGACTATGAATCTCTAAAGGATACAGGACCACCTGGATTTAATCAGGCAGTCCTTAGAGACCTTATAGTAGTAGCACTAAGAGAAGTAGAAATGAGGGTTTTGGAGAACCACGTTGCAGGCGCTCAGGCAAAACAAGCCGAGCCTCGTTCCTCAACGGGTTAATCTGAATGTGACCTTATAGGCAGTGGAGCGTGATATGACGCACAGGCGCGGCGGTTACAGAACTGTTGGTAGCGGAAGGGTGTGGATGACGACCGTGGTTGTGGTCGATCAGCAAGAGGACGATAGCGGCCCCTTTGAATTTGGGGCGAGTTACCGTGATGGCTCCTTAAATGAAGTCATAGATAGTCTACTTGCCATACGGGAAAGTGTCCCGCCGGAATACCGCGAGCGTGCCAGGTGTGAAATCAGTGCTGGCTTATTCTACGATTCTCCATTCGCGCAAATCAGGGTTTCCTTCGAGCGTCCAGAATTGCCGGACGAGACTGCGGAGCGTGAGGCTAATGAACGCGAACTGGCGCGCAAGCAGGAGGAATCTGATCGCGCGAGATACGAAGAGCTAAAGAGGAAATTTGGATAAATTGGCCGGTTGACGACCGGAAATCAGATTGAGGTACGGGAAGGGCAACGTAGTTTCCCAATAAAAAGAGACCACCACTATGAAACGAGGCCGAAAGCGAAAGCCCAATGCAATCCGGGACAAATCTGGGATTGTGCGAGGTGAGGGCTATCACCCTGAAACGGTAGCCCGTCGAGAAAGAGAGCTTGAGGCCCTCAATATTCCCCTGACCTACCTCAAGGCGACTGGCGCAAGGGTCGAAGAGAAACAGACCGCCCTAACCAATCTGGCGGGCTTCACCCTCGGACAGCTCTACCTGAAATGGCAGAGCAACCCGAAAGACCTCTATGGCGTCTCGGAAGAGGAATACAATGCCGGCGAGAAATGGGCAAAGCTGGTCCGCCTCCATTCCAGGATCATGGACTACGAGCTGAAGAGGAATGTTGCTTCCCAGCAGTGGATCTCGGTCGGGAAGGGTGTATCCACGTCAGCGGAGCCGGACGAAGAGGAGATCCAAAGGGTCCGGGACAAGTTCAAGGGCTGCTATAATGCTCTGGTCAAAATGGGCTGGCAGACGGCGGACCTCGTATATTCGGTTTGTATAGACAACATCCCGGTCAGCCAGTTGACGGAGAGGCATGTGAAGATTCTCCGGGGCGGGCTGGGCGCGCTGGTCGAGGAATTTGGCTGCTCGAAGGAGAAAACCGCATAATGACGGACCTTGAAGAATTGATTGAGGCTGCCATCAGAAAGAAGGTCGGGAACAAAGAATTTGTCCTCTACCGGATCGAAGAGGGCGAGTGGATGGCCGCAATTGGTAATCCATCCAGTGCGGTACTGCTTATGGAGAGTTCCCCTGATGTTCGGGCAGAGGGGAAAACGCCGAGGGCGGCGGTGGAGAATCTGATTGCCAAGTTGCGGGGCTAATGCGCTGAAAAAATTTTTTCGGACAGCCCAAAGTCTCTGCGTAGAAATTGTATAATATGATTACAGAGATTTCAGTAAACACCGGGCCGGCCTCTGCATAGCAAGCTCCCGGTGTCAGTGTTCTCGCGGGGCAACCCCTATCGACAGAGCGCAGGCCGGGTGACGGACCATAACGCTGCCTGCCGCCTTGAGCCGTAAGTCATCGGCCGCGAGATTCTATCCCCGCCGCGATTTCGATTACGGCGCGCGACCTGAAAGGGTCAGCTACAGGCCGCCTCCCGGAGAAATCCGAGGGGCGGTTTTTTATTTCCGTTCCGCGCGGAGGCCACCGCTACTAGCTCTCAAAGAGCATAGCGGTCCCGAATAACGGGATATGACCGAAACATCGGGAAGGCCGAAAATTCAGGAAGAGTGAGACAGATGGCCGAACCTGAAAGAACAGGCCGTCAACAGGCAACACAGTTCAAGCCCGGACAGTCTGGAAACCCCAAGGGTCGCCCATTGGGCGCGAGGAATCGGCTGGGCGGCGCCTTTCTGGAAGCCCTTGAAAGTGACTTCAAGGAGCATGGTGTCTCCGCAATCGAACGCGTGCGGAATGAGCGCCCGCACGAGTACCTGAAGGTCATTGCAGGAATCCTGCCGAAGGAACTGTCGGTTACAGTGGAGGAAGAGCTATCGGATGCAGAGCTTGACAGGCGCATCCGTCAGCTTGCCGCCGCCATCGGAATGCAGGTTGGAGCTGGCGCGGCTGCTGGAGATGAAGGCGAAGAGGCTCAAGGCGGCTCAACTCAGCACTGATTACGAGAGCTACGCCGCCGAGTGTCTCTTTATCAGGACCAAGAGCGGGAAAATTGCTCCGCTTAAGTTCAACCGGGCACAGCAATACATCCATGCTCGGCTTGAGGAGCAGATTTCCAAGACGGGCAAGGTTCGCGCCCTAATTCTGAAAGGACGGCAGCAGGGCTGCTCAACCTACGTTGGCGGCCGATTTTACAAGCGTGCCAGCAAAGAGCCCGGTTTGCGGGTGTTTATCCTCACCCACGAGGACGCTGCGACCCAAAACCTGTTCGAGATGGTGGACAGGTATCACGAGAATTGCCCCGACGAACACAGGCCGTCAACGGGCGCGTCCAACGCCAAGGAACTGTTCTTCGATCAACTGGATAGTGGCTACAAGGTTGGGACGGCTGGAACAAAGGGCGTTGGCCGGTCGTCCACGCTGCAGCTTTTTCACGGTTCAGAGGTCGCATTCTGGCCGCATGCGGAGACTCATGCGGCCGGCGTTCTCCAGGCTGTCGCGGATGAGCCCGGTACGGAAATCATTCTTGAGAGCACCGCAAACGGTGTCGGCAATTTCTTCCACAAGAAGTGGAGGGACGCCGAAACTGGCGTAAGCGATTACATCGCAATCTTCGTCCCATGGTACTGGCAGGAAGAATACAGGAAGGCCCCACCTCAGAATTTCACTCTCGATGAGGAGGAGGCGGAATACGCCGCGCTCTACGGTCTCGACAATGAGCAAATGGCGTGGCGGCGCAGCAAGATTGCGGAGCTGAAGGACCCGGTCTTGTTCAAGCAGGAATACCCGGCGACCGCCGCCGAGGCGTTCCAGATGAGCGGGCATGACAGTTACATTCCGCCGGCTCTAATCGCGAAGGCCAGAAAGGCAAATGTTCAGCCCTCCGGCCCCTTGGTGATTGGATACGACCCGGCATGGATGGGTGGCGATCGCCACTCAATGGCGAGGCGCCAAGGGCGCGCTGTTACCAAGATCGAGAGCAGGACAAAGCTCGATACGGTTCAGGCCGCGGGTTGGTGCAAGCAGGTCATAGATCAGGAAAAGCCTGCGCGCATGTTCATTGACGTTGGTGGCGTCGGTGCCGGCATCTACGACCAGCTCATGCACATGGGCGAGCCGTATAACAAGGTTGTGCGGCCGGTCAATTTCGGTTCGTCACCCTTTGAGCCCCAGCCGCTCGATGAGAACGGAAAGCCGTACGGCGGCCCGCTTAATCGGCGCGCTGAAATGTGGATGAAGTCCAAGGAATGGCTGGAAGATCCGGCCGGCGTTCAGATCCCCGACAGCGATAGCCTCCAGGCTGACGCCTGCGGGCCAACGTACAAATACGACAGCCTCACAAGGCTGCAGCTCGAAAGCAAAGAACACATGCGGTCGCGAGACGTGCCGAGCCCCGATGAATGGGACGCGGTTGCTCTGACGTTCGCCGAACCTGTCGGCCCGGAGATTGTTTTGAAACCCCTTAACGTCGCGCCTCGTGGCGCCGGCTCATGGATGGGCGGATAAGTTGGCCGACTATAACACGACCCGTGAGTCGCACCCCAAAAAGAAGGACCCGGATGGGGTACTGAAGGCCGCTCGTCAACGCTATGACCGCGCGCATGAACGCGAGCGGTTCAACATCACCAAGGCCTATGTAGACCTCGATTTTCTGTCGGGTGACGAACTAAGCCAGTGGCCGGAAAAGCAGAGAAAGGACAGGGAGAACGAGGGGCGGCCGGTTCTTCAGATCAACCGTCTTCCTCAGTTCGTGCATCAGATCACTGGCGACATTCGCCAGATGAAGCCGAGCATCAAGGTTGTCCCGGTTGACAGCCAGTCTGATCCCAAGACCGCCGATCTTCTTGGTGGCTTGATCCGCTACATCGAGAACCGCTCGGACGCGCAGGCCATCTATTTCCGGTCTGCGGACAGTCAGGTTGCTTGTGGAATTGGTCACTGGCGCATTCTGACCGAATACGCGGACGACAGCACGTTCAACCAGGAAATCCGCATTGGCCCGGTTGACGATCAGGTTGCGGTCCTGTGGGACCCTGATTCAGTCCTGCCCTCGAAGGAAGACGCGCAGTTCTGCTTCGTCCCCGTGGATATGAGCCGGGCGGCCTTTGAGGAGCGGTGGCCGGGGATCACACCAACCGAGTTCGATGATGAGCAGTGGGCTCATAACCGGGACTGGGTGACGGACGATTATGTCCGTGTCGCGGAATACTGGGTCAAGAAGCCGGCGAAAAGGCTGCTGGCGCTTCTGCCGTCCGGTGAGATCGCGGACGTAACGGGCGCCGAGCAGGAGGTCATCGCGTTCTATCTCGCGAAGATGGCCCGTATTGAGGAGCGCGATAGTTACAAGGTTTGCCGATATCTGATCACGGCCTCGGATGTGCTTGAAGGTCCAGACGACTGGCCCGGCCGGCATATCCCGATTGTCCCCGTGATTGGTGAAGAGGTCAGGATTGGGCGCAAGATCATCCGCAAGGGGATCGTGCGGGATGCGATCGACCCTCAGAGGATGGTGAATTACTGGGAGTCAGCGCATACGGAAACCGTAGCGCTGCAGCCCAAGGCTCCGTTCATGGTGACGGAGAAGAACATCGCCAAGTACCAGGTGCTTTGGGAGCAGGCCAACACGAAGAACCTGCCTTATCTGCCGTATGAAGCGGATCGGGACAATGGTGGCGCCGCTCCCCAGCGTGTTCAGCCCCCGGTGTCGTCGCAGGGCATCAACGACGGCCTTATCCGGGCCCATGAGAACATCAAGGCGGTCATTGGAATTTACGATGCCGGTCTCGGCAATCGCTCAAACGAGACTTCTGGCAAGGCCATCATGGCCCGTCAGAGGGAGGGCGATGTCGGGTCCTACCACTTCATTGACAACTT